TATATATAGAACCCCCCCTCCGGTACATCCACCCCTAGTGAACCGACTTCCCCTCCACGTTTGCTGGATCTTCCACCCCTCCTACTCCTGAACTGCTCAGCGATCCCCCCTCCACTGATCCGAACGCCCCACCGGGGCGTTCAAGAAGATCAGCGGAGCCTCTCGGGGGATCACTTCACAGTTTCTGCCACATGCCTACGGCATAGGCAAACAAACCCCGCCCCAAACCCCGCTTGCCTTCGGCAACCGCCGTCCTTCCGCAAGCCCCCCACACCTCACACGCCTGCTGTTTTGTTTGTGTTGTTGTGTGTGTTTGTTGGTGTGTTGTGTGTGTGGTTTGGGTTTGTGGGTCTTTGTGTGTGTGGGGCTTGTATGGGGTGCCTGTGTTCCTGCCTTTCCGCTCTTCGCCCTAACGATTCCTCGCAGGTGTGCGGGAATCGTTGGTCTCATCGCTGCTTTGGGACGCTCCTTCCCCTCCACTCAGGAGCGTCCCAATCGGCAGGTCGTCCCGCCGGGGGCGACGCGCTGGGGCGCTTTCGTTTCCATGTGTTCGGTGGGCACGAACTTCTGGATGTGCCATATGCCACGGCTGAGACAATCATCGCCGCCTGCGGCGTCTGTGATTCTCTAGGCCGTGCCATACCGCTTCGCTTGCCACACTACGAAGTCCTACCCACTCTCTCACATGGACTCGCCTTGGCTCGGTGGCCGCAAGGGACCGGACAAACCGTGCGACCCGCTTGTCCTCTCATTCTGTTCGGAAACTTCAGCCCGATCCGAAATGAAACCGAGAAGCGACGGATCGGTGAAGTTTCGACATCTCTCGTGGCCTTCACGGTTCACTACGGTTTGCCTGCACCACCAACACACACAGTTACCGCCGCTACGTCAAACTTTAGCCCGATCAGAGATCGGTAAAGTTTGCGGGCACTTCGTGTATCACATGCGTCAAGTCGATTCTAGTAGCGACTAACTCGCATGAGGACGCTCGTAAGTCTACTACGGACGAATCGACCGGAGCCTTCGGTTGACACAGTGATAAACGAGCGGTAACTGAGTGTGGCAGAGCGCCGCCGAGCAGGGAGGAAGCGACAATGAAAGCGATAACCGATTCCATACACGCCACGTTGTACAAGATGAAGTGGTTCAAGGTGTGGAGTGACCGGCGAGGTGTTCGACTGGCGAAGTGGATAGAAGAGAACTTCCCAGAATACTACTGCGACTTCTGCGAGGATACCGGAACCGTGATCGCAGAACGTGGGGATGAGATGGATAACGCTGAATGCCCGAAGTGCAGTTGAGGTCTTAGTGAATGGGTTTATGATTCACTAGGTAATAGTAAGAGTTAGTTTGATAATCACCAATATGAAAGAGAGAACAAAAAGATGAGCAAGATCCGAGAGCGTTTCTCGCAGGCATGGTCCGCAGGGGCACAGGCTGTGCGAGAGTTGAACGTCGGGGAGTTGGCCGGGGGTTACTCCGAGCAATCCCCGCTGGAAGACCACGTTGGCAAGTTCACCAACGTCTTCGACCTCCGCACGGTGGATGAAGCCGTCCAAGATTCGGCAGCACGGGATGATTCCCCGTTGTCATGGTACGACCTCTACCAGTCCATGCTGGTCGTCCCCTTCCAGAAAACCACCAACCACCACCCCGAGTACGAGTGGGGCTTCAAGTGGGACATCGGTTCTCCAATACCGATGGAGTCAGGGAACGCTGCGCTTTCCGAGCGGGAGAACCCGACATTCCGAGTCTACGGACAGGCTGCCAATGACCGTTCCGAGTTCATGCTGCCCAACGAAGTTCCCGGCCAGATCGTGTGGGAGTACCGTTCCACCGACAAATACGGCATCAACTCCCAGCCGCACTCATACTCCCTCGTCACGGGAGACACCGAGACAGGCCCGAAGGTGGCGATCATGGCTAACTTCACCTTCACGCCCTCCGGTACCAACGACAGCATCCTCTTCTCCCGGTACACGGCGATCATGTACTGCGCTATGGAGACTCGTGACTGGCTCAACGAGTACATGGTTCTGAGCCACCAGAAGCACTCCACCATCGAAGAATGGGACGAAGCCCGGGAGGAAGCACGGGACCAGAAGCGTCAGGCCCGAGAGGGTGCTGCCGCCAACCGCACCGCTGCCGCACGGCAGTTCTGACCTAACCGTTTGGGGGAGTCGGCCTTCGGGTCGGCTCCCCCCCTTTTTTGTGAGTGCCAGCATGTTCTTCGTGTTCTTCTTATGGGCGTGCCCCTCCTCGTTCCTCGTCGGGTCGGGCTCTCGTGAACCAAGCCCCTCCTCGTGCCTCGTCGGGTCTTGGCCCTTCGGGCTTCGATCCCTCACGCAAATGACAGGGCGACAGCGAAAAGGGTCACTTGGCTCTAAATGGTTGGTGATTGGAGGTGTGTGTTGTGTTGTGGACTAGGGTTGTTCAGGTTGTGTTGTTGAGTGGTGTGTTGTTTGGTTTGGTTTTGACAGTGAAAGTATTTGTTGATGATATGAAAGAGGGTAGATGATGATACGACTTGCTAACTACATGGTCAAAAGGCTTACCAAGTGGGCGCTTTACGCTGAACTCCACAAGGTGACACCCGAAACTGCTTACGACTACTGGCAGTACATTCCAAAGAAGACTTATGGATTTGGTTGGTTCAATGGATGTTGTGACCCATTGGTTCTTGGTCTAACGAGAACAAGAGTTGGAGCATGGATACAAGTGATTCGTTACTACCGGGAAATAACTAAGGTAACAATTGTTTGGCGTTGTCGATGCCGTCCTTGGCGGTTCGAATCTAGTTAGAAATAAGGGGATAATATGGATGATGATGAAGTCTTTGGAGATGTTCCTAATACTGCACCTGCTGATCTTCCTAGTCCACAATCATTTGATGCTTCGCTTGATGGGGAAGAAACGGTTGATTGGGAGGCGTTAGCGGAACTGATTGAAGACTTTCTGGTATATGCTGTTGTTGGTCCGTTAGGTAATTGTAATTGTGAAGTTGGTCGAAGTGAAATCAGTCATGGTACAAAGTTCTTCAAATAGAAAGGGTTGATATGTATGAAAGATATCCTAAGGTTCGCGCACCGTACTGTTGGTACACCGGTTACGTACCATCGTTCACGGCATGTAGATGCAGGGTTTACCGCTGATGTTCGTACTCCCTTTGGAATCCTTACGATTCTGAAGGTGGAAAATGGTGAGGCTGTGTTGACTAAGACACAACCTGATCCTCATCGTTCACATACGATGGTTAGTCCTCGCCCTATTGGGTTGAAGGCTAAGTATCGGAAGTAATCAGTCGTCGCAGCGACTCTAAAGAGTGCTCTTAGGCTGCGAGCGGCACCTCTCTCTCTTATCCTCCCCCTTGAGAGAGAGAGGTGCGTGACCTTACCTTCCTCTCCTGTTAGGTAAGGAGGGAGTTGTCGGTCCCCTGAAACAGAAGATTGCTCCTCTGTAACCGACCCATTCGCAAATGTAAATGAGAGAAGAGGATGATATGTATTGGTTGCTACGAATGAAGATGACTGTGCGTTATAACCAATTGGTTGGAAGGGATGGATGGCAATGGTAAGTGAGGGTATGTGTCCCCGTTGCGGTGAACACACGATGATGACACCGCTTAGTATCAATGCGTTGAGTCGGTTGACTCGTGACCCTGATCAGGAGCCAGCATGGATATGTTCTGATTGTGGTAGGGATGAGGCGTTCGAGGCGCTATGGTGTAAGCAGATAAGCCCTATGGAGTTGTGGCCTCTGCATTGTAGGACATTCCATAACATGATTGAGCAGCAGAATGTTGCGATTGCTCACTTGTATAACCAGCAGGAGGCAGGATGATTTCAGATAGGAACCAGCGTTTGTATCAGCAAATGCAGAATGCTAGGCGACAGCAGCGAGCAAATGATTTGATCAAGGCTCTTGAGATGGCAAATCCTAGTTGGTTGGATCGTTTGAAAAGACGATTGAAGACACCCATATTTCGAATCAAGTAAACATAAGGAGACATGATGTCAAATAACATTGAATTGAGTTACACCATTCGTGGTGATATAGCAGGTGGTAGTTACCGAAATATTACTGATGTAACTGTAGATAACTGTGACATAACTGTACTTGAAGGTTCGGTATCTCTGCGAAGGACTTCTTTCCTTACCCCTAATCGGTTGAACATGGTGTTTGGTTACCGCACTGAGGTAGGTATCTCGTTTGAGATGGCGAGGGATTTGCTTGATGAGTTGAGCAATATGAATCTAGATGACGAAACACCAGAGGATGAAGATGACTGAGGCTCCCGATATTAGTGAGGTCTACCGGTTCCCTGTCAAGGACATGTCATGGGGCACGATGGCTAAGATCATTGAGGATCTGTTGACTAGTAGTACCCGTGTTATTCATGATGCTGTGTATCACAGCGACAACTTGAATGATGCTGAGGCTAAGGCACGTACCAATATCATGATGGCATACAACTACATAGAGCGTTGGGTTGATGCATATAGGGACAAGTTGGAAGGTGAGCCGTTCTGATGGGTGATCTGTGGGCTACTTATGATGCGTGGTTAGAAGGTCCAGCAACTGACGGGCATGATGAGCCATGCGAATACTGTGATGATGAGGGTTGTCATCGGTGTGACAATGAGTTGGCTGCTCTCGTTGCTGCTGATATACAGATGGATCGAATGAAAGATGAGGGTTGGTGATGAATAACTTAAGTGAAAGACAACGACACTTTGATGGTGTCACATACCAGCCACGCCTTGACTATGAACGGTTGTCTAATCAGTTGGAGCGTGTGAAGGCTGCGACTTTGGATACTGGTTGGTGGACGTTGCCTGCATTGACGTTGAAAGTTGGGGGATCAGAGACTTCCGTGTCTGCACGGTTGAGAGATCTGCGTAAGCAGAAGTTCGGTGGCTATCATGTTGAGAGTCGTCGTGTAAAAGGTGGGGTGTGGCACTACAGAGTGTCGCAGCCCTTGGATGAAACTATGAAAGGTGATGTGTAATGAGTAACGATTGGATTGGTTGGGGTAACCTGACTCGTGACCCTGAGTTGCGGTACTTTGAGAATGGTTCATCGGTGTGTAACACTGGTGTTGCTATCAATAAGCAATGGACTGATAAGAATGGTCAGAAGCAGGAGTCCGTTGAGTTCATCGATCTATCTATCTGGGATAAGATGGGTGAGAATGTAGCGGAGTCGTTGGGTAAGGGTGATCGTGTTGTTGTTGTTGGCACGTTGAAGATCCGGCGGGTTGAGCAGGAGGATGGAAGCAAGCGTCAGTTTGCTGAGATCAATGTGAAAGAGATGGGTCCGACGATGCGTTGGGCTACTGTTTCTACTATCAAGAATGAGAAGGCTGCCTTTGATGGTGGAGGTAAGCCTGCTGCTCCTGAACCTAACTTCTAATGGGTCGGTTCAAGCACGGTCTTCCTAATTCGTACAAAGATTTCAAATGTCGTTGTAAGGAATGTGAGAAGGCTTATCGTGCAGAGTTGAAGCGTCGCAATGATAAGCGGCGAGGCAAGCGGGATGAATCTAAACGATTGCCTTCTGTTACTAACTCGTTGGTGTATGACACGATGACACGAGAGGAGTTCATGAGGCTACGTGAGTACGAAACTGATAGCACCAAGTGAATTGAACCTAGATAGTTGGTGGCGAGATGCTAACTGTAAGGGATTACAGATCAAGCAGGTCACACCTAAAATATGTGCTGGTTGTACTGTAACGAAGGAATGTATTTGGACTGCGATGACTAGAGATGATCGTCATGATGAAGGAATGTTTATTCGTGGTGGTTTGACTGGGTATATGCGAGACAAGTTTTGGTATCTACCTAAGTATAGATCTAATAGGTTGAAGGCTTTTGATGCAGCATGTAGGGAGGCTGAGAGAGTGAGGGAAACCATTGTCAGTAAGTAATAAGTTATCTGAGATTCAGAGGTTAGTGAATCAGTTTAGTAGTTCTATTAAACATAAACCATTTGGTAATGAGTTAGATAAAGCACGTACACTGGGGTTTATTACTGCGTTGCGTAACGTGTTGGCTGGCGCTCCGAGGGTGAAATTACCTGAGAAACCTGACGAATTGTTTGCTGCACCCCATACGCCATTTGAAGAACAAAGAGAAATTAACCGGAAGGGACTTGAGTCTCTTCGTGAATTTAGAAAAGGAAATAAAAATGATTAGTTACACTGAACCGTATACACATCCGATGCTCAACAAAAAGTCAGATGTCAATTCAGGTAATGCGTTGGATGTGATGGAGGAGGCTGGTGCGTTGTTTGATGTTCACTATCCTGCTGCTAGATGGGGTTACACGGATCATCCAACAGTTCCATCAGGTAAGAATAAAGGTCTACCTCTTTACAAATGGGTAGTACGTACCGATACCAATGAACCGTTGGGTCTGCATTCAGGTACGTTCGCTCAGTCTGGTAGTTACAGGCAGGTAGGCGAGATGGCTGAGAAGATGTTCCCCAACAGCACGACATCATGCACCTTGTTCGGTAAGGGTGAGCGCATGGCGTTGACTCAGGAGATTGGCGAAGCGATTGATCTAGGTGATAATGATGTCATTCAACCATCGTTGATGTGGATCAGTTCGTTTAATGCACAGTGGGCTACCGGGGTATTCGATCTGGTTGGCAGGTTGTTCTGTGCGAATCAGTTGGTTGGACAGACCCCGTTGTTCAGTGTGAAGCACACGATCAATCATGACATCTCGTTTGAGCAGCGTGTTCATGTGTTGAGTCGGGCGATTGAGCGTGCCGAACAGGTTGGGCGTATGGCTCATGTGTTGAAGGATCAGGAGTTCACTGACCATGAGTTCAATAACTTGATCAAGCGGGTTGTGCCTCGTCCTCCGTTCAGGAAGAACAAGGATGGTGAGTTGACTCAGGAGTTTCATGCGACTGCGGAGAAGCGAATGATTGCGAATCGTGGTGCGATGATAATTCATTGGCAGAAGGAATGTACTGAGTTTGGTAGTGTGCATGGTCCTGATCAGGAGCATCTGTCCTTCGATGGTACGAAGTGGCTGGCTTACAACGCTATTCAGGGTGCAGAGCAGCACAAGATCAACAGTCGGTTCCTGTCTACAGCGCAGGCTCGTGAGCGTTCGTTGACGAAGGCTGTGAATGGGAAGACACCGTATGCTGAAAGGGCTTTGGTGATGCTACGTGGCGACGAGGTTAACGCTTAAAGAAGTACATGATATTAGATCTAATAATGATCTGAGAATTAAAGAGAAGTACCCGTGGAATGAATGGTGTGATGGAAGTTGGTGGTTGATTGAAAGAAACAAAGATTACTTTGTTGCTGATGTCACGTTTCAAAACACGGTATATAAAATGAAAGCACACTATGGACCTATCCAATTGAATACGGTTCGTGGTGTAGGTTTCCTACTCAAATGGAATGGATACGGAGATAAATATGAGTCATGAAATTGCAATAGGTGATGCTAGTGTTACCTTTGAACAGGTTGAAGTTGACTTAGATTATGCAGATATTCAAGAGAATCTGGACTTAAGCGATTACGTTGAAATTCATGATCTTGAATACCATATTGCACACAACCTTCCTGACATGGAAGAGGAATGCACTGATCAAGCAGGAGTATTGTTGCGTTCATTCATTAGTGCTGAATCGCCATGCAATCTTGGACATGATTTTATTAATGCTGTTCAAAAGGCAATGACTTGGCAGGGCGACAGGTTTGTCGAACCAGCATTCACTAATAGTGAAGCACGCACCGACCTGAAACATGAGGTGCGAGCCGTGCTTGCTGATATGCTATTGGGAACACCGAATGTGAATGGAGAAACTACACATGAGATTGGCAACGACTGACACACGCCTGTTCGTACACCGCATAGCCGAGCATTGGGCTGGCGGGAACGAAGCACCCAGTACCCCTGATGACATGCGTTGGCGTGGCTCTCAGGCCGGTATGTGTGCCCGCAAGGTGGCGTATGAGACAGCAGGAGTAGAGAAGACGGACCCTCCGTCAACCGCTGACTATTGGCGTATGGGGTTAGGGTCTGTTGTTCATGAGTTGTTGAAGCCTGCCGTTGATGCTTGGTTGGCTGCTGATGACACTGTTACGATCGAAGAAGAGATCTCTGTACGGTTGGGTGAATACGGGTACGGGCATGTTGACTTGGTTCTTCGCACTGACGATGGCAAGACTGTCGTGTTGGAGTTGAAGACGATCAACGGGTTTGGTTACAAGATGTGCGTAGAGAAGGGCGAAGGTCCGCGTCATTCTCACGTACTGCAAGGTGCATTGTACGCTAATGCTTTGGATGCTGACTTGTTGGTGATTGGTTACTTGTCAATGGAGAACATCAGTCCCCAACGTGCTGAGTCACAGGGGATTGATGACATCGGTAGGTTCGCATCGGAGTGGCACTTTACTCCCGATGAGTTTGGCCCGTTGGCTGAACAGGAGGCTGCACGGTTGGCAGGTATCACCGATCAAGTTCATGAGAGTGGTGAACCGGGTCTTATCCCTCGTCGCTTCTCTCATTCTGATCCTGACATTCCCTTCCCGGCAGAGATTGAAGACTCTCGTACCGGCAGGTGGATGATGGAGAATCAGTACGGCAAGGTGTGGCAATGCAGGTATTGTGACTATCAGACTCGTTGTATAAACGATTCGGAGTAGTAAGTGACAGATAAAAGCGGATACCTATGCATTGATTGGATCTTTGATCCTGATTCTGAAGAAGGGTATGAACCTATTGCTGGATTAAATTATTGGGAAGTGAACGCTGTTGTTGAAGCATTGAAGCCTTACTTGAAGCAGCGTCGCCAGAAGATCTCTTACTTTGAGGCTAAGGGTGAGGAGAATCGGGGGACTGAAGTGTTGCGTCAGGCTTATGATTCAGCAGAGTCGTCGTTGGATGTGTTTAATAATGCGTTGAACAAGATGCGTGATGCATATAAGGAGGATGATGAGGGAAGTTACACCACTACGTAACCTTGGTCGTGTCCCTGAACAGGGACGTATCAGGTTGGGAGTTAAAACTGAGCGTGCAATGAAAGCACTTGACACGTTCAGGTTTACTTCCGCTGACCATGATGCGATCTGTCAGGTTGCTGACATCTATGGAGGAGAAGTAAATAAGTGGATGCCGCCTCGTAGTAAGCAGCAACAGTGGGAAGTGATCACTCGTGCCTCTGATATCAGAGTGTTTCTGCCTCCGAACAGCATTGATGTTTGGTATGAGCAATGGTCTGGGGGAGGATGTCTTCGCCGTTGCGATGGAGTGACTGTCTCCATTCCCTTGAAGACTCCAGATGGCATGGACACAGACATTGAACCATGTTTATGTCAGAAAGAGCAGGGGCAGCAGAAGTGTTCTCCGTATACACGATTAAATGTGATCCTTCCTGAGATCAAGTTCGGTGGGGTGTGGAGGTTGGAGTCTAAGGGATGGAACGCTGCGAATGAAATGCCTTCGATGGCGACCATGCTTCAGCAGATGCAGACTATGGGGTTGATGGAGGGTCGCTTGATCCTTGAGCATCGGTCCCGTGTGTCGGGTGGTCAGACTAAGCATTTTGTTGTGCCTCGTCTGGCTATGGATACGAGTCCGATGGAGATTCTTTCTGGTGAGGCAAAGGTTGGTTCGTTGCAGCAGGCTGTTGCGGCTCCTGAACTTGAGGCAGCAGAGACTGTTATTGTTGATGCTGAGATAGTGCAGGATGTTGAGGGGTGGGATACGCCACCAGCAGGAGTATCGGTGAAGAAGAATCCAGATCCACCACCGAAATTTATTCCAGCCTAGATGGCTAACATTTATGGGAAGGGTGATAAGGGTAAGGCAACACGTTTACATGCGTTGATTACCAGAGACTTTGGTAAGTGCATGAAGTGTGGTGCTACTGAAGCGTTGCAATGCGCGCATATTATTAGTCGCAAGTATTCATGGACTCGTACTGATTTGGACAATGCGTTCTGTTTGTGTGCGTCATGTCATATGTATTTCACTGACAATCCTGTTGAGTTCGGTCAGTTCACTATCGACCAGATAGGTGAAGCCAACTATGATCTGCTGTTAGTGAAGCGTAGATCGACGGCAAAGGTTGATTGGTCTGCCGAAGCAGCAAGGTTGCACGAGATTGCTAAGGAACGGGGTTTAATCTGATGGATGAAGAAATGAGTTTTGAGGATTGTGCGAATCTTATGCTTGATCCTGAGAGTAGGACTTGGAAGTTGGAGATAATAGGAACTGCTTCTTTCCTACTGCATTTCATGTTGGATACTGGTGAGAATGGATTAACTAAGAAGTTGTGGGATGAAGCGAAGTTTGATCGTCTGATTACCTATGATCTAGGTGAGTTGAATGAGTAATGAACGTCGCCGTAGTTATGTGAAGTGTTGGAACTGTAACTGTCAGGTAGATATAAAGTTGTTGCATCCAGATAACTATGATGGCGAGTGCCCGATGTGTGAAGCGGAGGGTTTGAATGAAGAAACTTGAGGATGTTGTGATGTGGATGGTTGATCAAATGAAACTTGCTATGCCTGTAGAGATTGAAGAAGAACTTACTCCACCAGAATACTTGTCTGCCAAAGAATCCCCTTCTCAGGAACATTGATCCATAGCGCCTGCTGAGGTGCTTCGAAAGCAAAGTTACCTATCGCAGCGTACTCGTCGTACCCCTTGAGGCTCCCGTTCAGTAGGAATCCAGACGACGGAGCCATGATCAACTGGTGGAAATGCCCCAACACCATGTAGTCGAAGTCTACGTTGTTGCGTTTACGTGCAACCAGACGCATGAGTGGAGGCCAGATGCCACCGATACCGCCACCGCCTCTGGCTTGATCACCGTGAGTAAGTAGATAGGTGGTGTCTTGTACGTCTACCATCAGGTCAGCGCCAGTGGCTATGTCGAACGTGACCTTCTTGTTGTCTCTAAATTGTTGCTCAAGGTTCTGAGATAGGAACCAATCAAAGTTATCTCGTACCCGTAACTTGTGTCTTGGCTTGCGTGTACGCCGACCATGATTACCTACGACACACGGTATGTGTACGTACTTGAAGTGTTCGGCTAGAAGGTTGATACCTGCTGCGATCTGTTCTGTCCAGAAGACAACTGATCCAAGCATCGTGTCTTCATTTGTTTCAGTTAGTTCTTCGTGGATGTCGCCAGAGAAGATGTCGCCACCAAGGAACAGTACGCATCCTTCGTATCGCATACCTGTGATGTAGTCGTTTGTCAACAGGATGATCTTTTGGAAGTAGGTTTCCAGTCGTTCGACTGCGATCTCTCTGTTGTATTCGTTGCGTCCCTGTATTTCTTCTGGCCGGACTACTTCATCGAAGTGGGTGTCGGAAAGGATTGTGCATACGACGCCGCTATCTTTCTTACCTTTCTTAGTGAGCCAGACCGGTGGTTTGTGTGTGGATTCTCTAAGACCTGTAAGTAGTTGGCCTCTCTTCTCAGCCTGTTCCAGTTCTGATTCAAGTTCTTTGATCTGCGCTTTGAGAACATCTCGTTCAGTACGAATCTTTCCCAGATTGCGGGAAAGACTGGTGATCTCTTGAATGGCTTCGCCTTCTATAACGAATTCGTTTAATAACTTATCGTCGCTCACGAGCCAACACCGTTTCTACTCTGCCACATGTCGCATCGGTATAGCCAATTGACTGCAACCAAAGGGCAACAGTTTGTTTTCCAATAGAACTATTCTGTCGCGCATCCCATACTTGGTTGAACACATCATCAGGCAAGTTGTCGATCCATGCCTTTGCCTGTTGAGGCCGGTCAGCGAAGTCCGCTAACGATATGTCAGAGGCCACGCGGTACCTGTGGGTTCCACATGGCGGTCCATACATGACCATCCACTATCCCGTTAGAAGGGAGAAGAGTTACCCTTTGTAGTTGCATCACAGCCCTTGTGGTTTTCCTACCAAAGATTCCGTCTGCTACTCCGCAGGGAAAGTCTAGCGCATTGAGTCGCTGTTGCACGACACGCACTTCAGCCCCCTTGCTACCACGAGAGATCGGGTATTGTCCGATCTTGTTTCCAATCTCGCTGATGAAAGCAAGTAGTCCAGCCCAGTCCATCGGTTCTATCGGAGCGTCATCGTCTGGGAATGAGGTGGAAGGGAACCATCCGTCCTCATCTCGTGGCTGAAAATGCCACCACTCCTTGATTGAACCATCCCTGTTCTTGACAGTTGGTCTGAAACCGTAGCGTTTCGCAACGCTGGTTACTTCAGGTTTTGAGATACGACCGGTGATCCGTAGGTCTACTGCATACGAATAGCCGTCGGGTTGTTCCTGATGGAATGAACCATAGAAGAAACCGCCGGGTCGTTTCCAATCTGGATTGGCTGCAAGGTTGCCTCGTCCAGCACGGTACTTGTCGTACAGCCGTTTCTGATCAGCGTATGAACGGCAGCCTGATACGACCGCTACCTTTCCTGATACCCGTCCATCTCCGAAGAACAGTTCAAGCCGCTCTAGAAATTTGGGATGCAGCAAAGACAGATCGACACGTTTGCTGGTAATCGGAATCATGACGTTCCTATCCTAACACCTATCCCGTAGAGGGATGGTTCTTGATGAAGTCCTCGTACTCCTCTGGAGTAGACAAGATAATAGTCATCGAAGGTGTCGGTTGGTTTGGACTCTTGCCGATAGTCATGCTTATCGTTCCAACCAAGGTACCGATTGCTAGAAGCAGCGCAGTAATACCACCAATTAGTTTAGTTAGATTGTTCATATCTCTCCAAACTAATCGCCTTGAACAGTAATAATCGTTACCGTTAACACGCCTTCCAACCAGCCATTGTCATCAGACCACTTGTTGATCGAACCAGCCTCATATGAAACACCTGACACATGCACCGTTCGGGACTCGTCACCCATCTCGAACGTAGCCAATGACCGATCCTCCAGCAGCGACCTGACGTACTGGTAGTCATCGTAGGTATCTTGGTAAACGTCACGGTTCGCATGTTGAGTCTGCGTAGTGAGGATGATAGGTAGTTGAATTATCTCCGCTACGAACGGCATAGGGACGGCTCTCACTGTCCACCGGTACATAGTTGGGGTACTTGTACCCGGTCCAGCCAGCGTCACGACAGGGGTGATGTATTCGCCTGTCACAGATGACACGGTGCTGACGTACTGTAGGTCTGCGGCAGTCAAGCCGTAGTCGGTTGGATCTTTCTGAGATGCAACCTGTACCGCTTTGATACCGGGCGTGTAGGAATCATCTAGTTCCGAAGTCGTGTAGTAAGAACCACCCGTGTCGTCAGTGATCTCAATCTTGACAGACTGACTAGCAAGTAACTTGCTGTGCCTGACATCGACAGACACACCGGCCTTCAACTCTGTGGTACCCCACCTGAACCGGCCTTCATCTATCGATCCGGTAGTTTCATAGTCTGATGCGTGTTCCCTGTATACACCAGCCCCGCTGATGGAGAAGAGGCGTGTCGTCCCACTCAGGACCACGCCCTGTACCGCAGCAGTCTTACCTGTAACCATCAGATCGCTAGCATAGGCAGGAACCAGTGGGCCGGTTAGTTCCTTCAATGACAAACGCCCAAGGCCAGAGCGTGTAATCGCATCGAATGGTGAGTCATAGTTCTCCCACCCAAACCAAATGAACTCACCTTGCGAATCGAATACCTCTACACCGTTGGTGATATCGATGCGTGGCCCATACTGGATGAAACCTGTTGCCGATCCACCAAACGTATTGCTTGTAGCCAACGACATCTGCGCTAGACGTATACCCTTGGAGGTACCGAGGCAGAGCAGGCCACTGTATTCGGTCAAAGCGTTGATCGTTTCGCCTTGTGGTAGTTCCGCTGCGATAACTGGTGCACGTAGCGAACCTGTTGAATCGTTGATACCTATGTGGTAGATGCGGCCCCGGTTTCCACGGTTGCCTGCCGCATAGATACCAGTAGGGGTACCAATCACTGATGTCCATGTATCTATTTGTGAAAATGATTCTGATGTTATATCTGCTCCCGTGCTGGGTGCTGAACCCACTGAAAGAACAGTGAGCCTGCTACCAACCGACGTTATTAGATATCCATTCGCTACCCATACACCATCAGGTCCAACACCACCAGTATCGGTAACCGTCCACCAGTTCGTGTTCTCTGTAGACCCTGCGGTAGTTCCTGTTATCTGCTGCACCTTGTCACCAGCGGTACTAGCCACATACACGCTCGTACCATCGCTGGCTATACCTACAATGGCACCACCGGCAGGGTTACTGACCTGAGTAGCGTTATCGAACAGATCCGAAGAGGCTTGAACATTAGAACCATCACATAGATAGACACGGGCCGTACCATTGTCGGCTGTGGCTAAATAAAGATTCGTATTAGTATCATTCCACCTAATTCTCGTGGTCTTATGGAGAGATAACTCGCCCTTCACCCACGGGTTGATACCCGTACTGGCATAGAACTTGCGTTGCTCCGACTCAAGCATGTCAGCCTCACGCTGACCAGCCCCGAACTCCCAATCGGTACGAGTACGTTTCCACACCCCAGCCTGATTGAGCGTCTGCTCACCCGGCGTACCCTGAGTATCGAAGCCTTGCCGGATTGGATCTACAGTGGCACGCGCAAACCGTGACAGATCTATATTATATTTACGATTCCCTAAACGAATCGGTAAAGAGTCACGAACTGACTGGTGCAGAGACATTGACTAACGACGAACACTGGTCGGAAAGCCAGACGAGATCACGCCATCCATCCTCACACCGTATTCGGCCATCAAACGACGAGCCTCTTGACTTACCCGACGGTCATACTGCGACTGTAGTACCAATGAGTACCTTGCGCGATCACCGGGAGCGACGGCTGCGTCAATACGAGATGTCCCGGCAGCATGGGAATCAAGGCGAAGACTTTCTTCCCCCATTAGAAGATGTGCTGCTGCTCCTAATGACGGAATATCTTGCATCTGAGCATTCATTTTCACAGTGGATACAAGATCAGTATCCAAGTCTAGCGTTCCTGTTACAAGCGGATGGGCATACGTTATTTGGAGAGTGACTGCTTTCTCCAACGGTTCCTGTACCACGATGGCGTAACCGCTGGCGAAGTCTGTCGTGTTCGAATTCTTGTAGACCTTGACATTGGCACGGACCCACCTGTCCGTGTCATTGCGTGGCGTTCTGAGCGCCTGAATAATGTGAAGAAATCCTGTAGAAGAGAAGTCATAGTTAATTGAAAGATCTGAAGTGCTAGTTACTGATGGGCTGATAGTAGATACTCCATGCAGATTAGCAGGCAACCCACGAATAGAGTCACGTACTGCTTCAAGGATCTGATGCCCCGTAAACCGTGGCTCCACTTCGATATCTACACCAGCAGCGATGCTTGACAAAGCGGTGCTACCGTCTATGCCCCTCTGTACAGTTGCATACTCGCCATTACGAGAATGAACGTACATGGTTTCATATCCAATAGTATTATTACCTACTGAAATATATGAACCAGCACGGATACCATCAGTCTGATACTTCAAATGAAGCGTAGAAGTATCGGCGGCACTAATCACTGTACCGACAGCATCCAATTCGGTACGTGTATTGCTATTAAGCAACCGCTTTGTACGAGTTACAGCATCACCGACAGTAGGCATACGTTGATCCTAGCCACTAGCGGAGGGCAAGGGAATACCCTCACCCCCCGCTAATCCGGCTTAGGGCTTAGTAGCCCGTCAGGGTGGTGAACTTAGCCATGTGCGATTCGCCCTTCACCTGAAGGCCTTCCTCACACACGATCTGCACCTTGTCTGCATCACCAGTCTTGGCGAGTGCCTCAACAACGAGGGGCTGAATAACCCGACGCGAGACATTCTCCTTCTTGATGACGAATGCAGTCTCCTTGTGGACCCACCGGTTACGCACCAACTGTGTCTCACCAAACTCGTGGAACACAGAGGTAACCGGCACACGGCCACGACGAGGATCGTCAATGACGGTACGCACACGGTCGCTGTCCGAGATGTCGTTCAGCGTTGCCATCGAAGCAGGGTTCGCCAGCAGCAGATCGGGAACACCGCCTGCGTTGTAGCAACTCTGCATCACTGACTCAAGTGCAGCAATGGTAAGGGTCGTAGTGGTATCAACATTGCTGCTGATCCAGTAGTTCAACCCGCCAGTTGACCGCATCTTGTTCGTGGTGTCGTCAACAGGCTGACCGTAAAGGAAAGCCTGCTCACGGGTGATGACGTTCTCAACCGAGCGGCCATAGACCTGCTTGGCGAACTCGTCGCTCACACCATAACGGACAACCTGCTGCTCAGTACGGCTCATATGAATCGGCGTGGGGCCGAAAATCTGAGTGTAGTTTGAACGGATTGTCCGGTCAGCCGACCGTGCAGTACCGGGGTCGGAACCCTCAGCAAGCGCCGTACCGAGGCAGGTAACTACGTCACCTACAGCGATAGCGGTCTGTGCTGAATGGTTGGCCCAACCGGCAACCGTCAGGTCGCCCGTGCTGTTGTTGACAGCAGTAACCCGAAGGACTGCTGCGTGCTGGACTGCTCCTTCGTCCATGACGGTAACGAGGTCACCGACCTGAAACTTGTAGGAATCCGCTGCCGACACCGACACAACGACAACGCTTGTCCCTGTGTTGGAGTTAACAGCGTCTGCTGCTGCTGTGGGCAGCAACAGTTCTTCGTCCATCCACTTGAAAGTGGTCTGATCAACAGGGGAAGAAGACAACAACTGCCGTCCATCTGTCCCGACACCGTTAATCATTGGGGAATCTACGGGCGAAATCATGTAAATGAGTTCGTCCATGTTGATCTTGACACCAACGTCAAGATCATAACTGGTGACCTTGCCACCATAGCCAACGATAGCCATGATTAAGTACTCCTAAGTAGTAGTGGGTTTAGAGTTTGCTCTGTCTCGCAGCAACCCCTCATACTTAGTGCGATTGTCGGCCCATTTCTTGACACCAATATGTTTACCCTTGGAGTCCAGATACGGAACGAACGAGCCGTCCCGCCTATGTTCTCCTTTGATGCCTCGTTCCCAAGCAGGATTTGCTTGACGCGGTGGCACCTTGTTCTTTATCGATGGTGTAGCCGCAGCCGTAGTCGCTGGTGATTGAAGAATCCGCTTGATCGCTTCTTCTCCGCACTCCAAACAAACCGTGTCTGTGTCTTCACGCATACCTTGTACCCGTTCGTACTGAACAAGGCACTCAGAACAACGATAAACGTATGTAGGCATTATTGATTAGAATGTACCCGAGTATCAGGGTCAGCACCACCCGCCGCTTCCAACACAGTATGAACAAATCGTGCAGCCGAGTCTTCTTGCGAACGACCCGCCCCCACCATTTCCTGAAACTGTCGATGACCAGCGTCGTATGGACTTTCCGTTTGATGCTCAGGTGCAATATGATCCGCAGCAAGATCCCGACGCTCCTGTGCAACACGCACATCAGCCTCAGAATTCTCTGGCTCAGGCGGTGGAGCAGCATCTTTAAGGATGCCTAGTTCCTCTGCCTCTACTCGAATGAGATCTGTTTCCAGATCCCCGTCGTAAGCCTTGAACAGCAGTTTGCCTGCCTTGCTATCAGTATCAACTCCGGCCTTCAGAAACGCCATCTCGCGTTTCATCTGATCAAGTTCCTGAGATGCCTTCTTGCCACGGTCAGCGGCTTCACGCAACTCCTTGATCCCACCGTATTCCTGATCTTCTGCCATGATGTCTCTCCTGCCTAATCGCACACAGTCGGAGGAACCGTGCGGTAGATGACTAAATAAGAACATCCCCGGTCGTCACACTCCGGTTCTGTCTCCACTTTCTACTCATCAAGGGCGTGGGCGTCCAAGATGGGATAAGCACTCACCGGCCCGAAAGAGCGCACAGCGGCCTACATACAAATTGTAGCACGACTGTAATGCTATTGGCAAGACTCGCAGACATCAGAATTTTCCAAGTCAACCAATGGGTTCAAAGGAGGGCGTTCTCCCAACATTTCTTCCCTGTCGTAATAGGGAACCCATTCGCCATCTACTAGAACAAGACCGGGCCAACCAACCCTAGTCATCGTAGAACGTGTCGCACCAAGCCTTGGTACGACACGCTTCTTCGTTTAGATCGACACGATATTCTAGAGAATTAATACGCTGATAGATCTGATCAAACTCATCGATGCCGTTCTCCACAATATCCAGAATCGATTCCATCTGGAATTTCATACTCTCCATATCACCGACAATGATCTCCACCATTGTGCTGGAAGCAAAATTCCTAGTGTCTTCCACACGAGCAAGACGCATGTTCTCCAAAGCATCAGCATTAGTGCTGACCCCTTCTTCAATGGAGGCAAGGCGCGCAAGGACAGCACTATCGGTACCCGTGTTCTGTTCGATAACAGTCACGGTCCTCTCTAAGTCATCGATACGTCCCGCTACCTGAGCAGCATTCCACACGACGACACCACTGGTGACAGCCACCGACAAGATAAGACCAAGGGTAATCCTTGAAATCTTTACCTGTTTAAGATCAGTGACTACATCAGACATTACGACACCATTGAAGCCGACTTATCACCAAAGCGAGAAGCAGCCATGCCCTTGACAAGACTCAACGCAGCCGTAGCACCAGCCAACGCAGCAGCCTTAGCGTTACCGATGTCTCCACCGACAACAAAGATACCTAGAAATGCCTGAATAAAGGTAGCAACTACCCGTTCGATAACGTCCTTAGTAACCACTTCTAACCTTCTTTCCTGTTTTCTTAGCGTGCTTCTTAGCAGCAGCCTTGCCCTTCTTCGTGTAAGCAAACTTCTTCTTACCAACCTTAGGCATTAACCGCTCCAAACCCTGTAGTAGAACCTGACATTAGCGCACCGCCAGCACCTTGAAACTCTGCTGCCCTCTGTTCACGACGACGACGAAGAAGATCAGCAGTATCTTGACTCAAACCGAACTGCGCTTCAACCCCTCCAGTTGCCAAATCAAGATCAACGGTTTCTCCCAAACGCTCCGAAAACAAATCTTCCTGCTCTTTCAAAGCACCAAACTTAGACCAGATCTCTCGTTCACTAAGACCCAACTTGGATATACGTTCTGCACGCGAATGCGAAACCGGAGATTCCAAATCCAACAGCATCTTCGACCAGCCACCAACTTCGGCAGCAGCAACATCCCCTTTAAGGACAGTCCAGTTCTTCCAGTTGCCTCCAAAGATCGTGTCATCTGGATCAAGAAACGCTGCCATCAATGCAGCATTACTATGCGGTCCATACCATTCTCCGAAAGTATCCTTGATTGCTTCCGGTGCCTGATAAATCATTTCAGAAGCAGCAGTCATACGTTCATCCAACTCGCCGGTACCAATCGTGTTGATAAACGATTCAGCCACGACATTATCCAACTTCGCCTGCAACGGTGTCAGCCCGTACTCTTCAAACTTCTGAGTAATCCACTTCTCTCGTTGCAGATACTCTCCCGGCGTTGGGATATCTCGCCTACCTACATCTTCCCGCATCGTGGTAATACCGGGAAAGCGACGCTTGAAGGCTTCTTGATCATAAATTTCAACCATTGCCTGTGCCGAAGTAAACGCATCGTCAGCAACGAATCGTTCTTCAACCCAGTCCCACAATGAACCAATCGTGTTGGTATCAAGACCGATGCGAGTTAGTTCTCCAAGGAACCCGCTCTTCAAAGTCTTGAACTCTTCAGTTGTTTCAAAACTTGGAGTTTCATCAACACTGGGATCGAAAACTTGACGCTGCTGTGGTTTCCCCGGCCCTTCTTGCCAGCGATCATCTACACCATCGCCGTCAGTATCTACAACATCGGTGGTCCACGGTCCTTCTGTTCCAATACGTGAACCCCAATTTGGATTACGTGAACCCCAATCTGAATCTGGTTCTTCAACATCTGCACCCTCTAAGTTTGGGACATCACCATACGACTCATAAAACGCATCCAATGTTTCCGCTGAAGAAGTATCAACAAACGTAGCGTCAGCAGGGTCACCACCTGCTGCAATAAAGGCATCGTATTGTTCACGATCAGTAGTGAACAAAGTTTGTTTAGCCATTACCGCGCTCCAAACAACTGAAGAATCGAACTACTCAAATTGCTCATACCTGACCTGTAATCAGAAGTTTCCTTGAACTGATCCTGTTTCCGCGCCCACTGTTTAACCTCAAGAGAATTCTTGAACCCCGAAATTTCACTTTCTCCATCTAACAATTTATAATCACTGGGCCTTCTCTTAACTAAACTATCAAAGTGATCTTTCAAATCAATCTCCGAAGTATCCAACTCCCACGTATTAGCCAACGTAGTCTTCAACGGAGACAAATGACTAGACAAAGACACATTAGGATTAGCCCTGATCTTCTCCATAAGTTTCGGATCAAGCCAACCATGCTGCACATCCGTCCAATCTAGAATCTGATCACGAGCCGCCGCCTCCGATAGTTCATCACGCTTGACACGGCCAACCAAATCCCACAACTGCTCAGATTCAAACGTCGTAAAGTTATTATCAGCGTACCCCTTGTAAGTGTTATACAAGTCTTGAAGTGTGCCAGCACCAGCAGCAATAGCGCCTTCGGCTCCACCAGTGGTGCGCTTACCGATGACTGCTCGGTCAATCCAAGCATCTGACGCTTCCGTATCAAGAGTTATGACACCGCCGCTTACACGACCGGCATCCAGAATCATTTCGGTAATGTCGGCATCCGTTAGAGAATGCTCAACACCCATCTGCATCGTATAGGTATCTATATACTTTCTGGTGTTATTAATGAGGCGTCGATAGTCGGCACCGGGTCCAGTACCATATTGTAGTTTGTTAAGTGCCTGCCAAACGCTGGTCTTGTCTGCCCACCACGTTTGGTTCTTTAAATCGTTTTGAAATTCATTAAGAAATGCGTCTTGAAAGAATGTCGGACCCTCGGAATCTAGCGAATCTTCAAATTTCTTAACCCATTTATTAATAAAGCCACGAACAGCGATGCCTTCTGGCGTACCGGGAAGCGTGTCTGCCCATCGTCCCAGCCACGACCACCCAAAAATACTTCCAGAAGTTTCTTCTGGGTCCCCAAAGGGATCACCGCTACCAAACCCGGGTGGTGCAGGATCGGGAGGGCGCAATTGATCACTCGGTCGCTGACCGGGAGGCGGTGGATCGGAGGGAGGGCGCAATTGATCACCCGGTCGCTGACCGGGAGGCGGGTTATGTCCTGCGTTGGGGTCACCCAATATGTCCATGAAGTGCGGCATAATATTATCCTACTCTACTCATTCCGGTGTACCGGGTGGACCCTGCTGCCGTTGCTGGTAATGTCGAATTGTAGAATCTTCCCACCACTCATCCATTTCTCTTGCAATTTCACTTACAGAATCTACCAACTCTCGTGGAATTGGACTGGTACCCCTCAAATCTGGGTCCATACTCGCAACAAGAAGATCCTCAAATGTTTCCGGTGGATACGTACCATCTGGGAAATGTCTCAAAAACCTTTCAATATTTGCTTTATCTATTTCATGTAGAGGAAGTGAACCTGTTCCTTCTGATGGAGGCAATCTTCCTTCATCACGCAATTTTCGAAGAAGATTATATCTCTGCATAAATTCTTCTTGAGCAAAGTCATACAAAGAATCTTGCGTATTACGCATAACATCAAACAACTGCTGCCAAGACATCCAACCCAACTCAGCCAATGAAGCCGTACCGTGTGGAGTTTCCTCCCAAAAACTTTCTGGATCTAAACGTATCTCATCAAGATATTCTTGCTGTCTTTTAGCCTTAAGTTCTTCGCTCCACCCGCCCTCTTCCGCATTTCTTAACCCAGCGTCATAATCTGGATTATCCATAATCCATTGGCTATATGTTTGTTCCGGCGTACCGGGTGGACCCTTTAGCCTGTCTATTTCCGTTTCTGCCCACTGTCTAATCTCTCTAAACGGTTCATAAGTGTTTGGATCGAAATCTGGCGAATTCTTTCTATCTGATATTTCATAAAAGAAATCGTCAAGACTCTGATCGCCTCCCGGGGTCCAAGGATCGCCTCCCGGGGTCCAGCCAGAAGCCTCGGCAAGATTATAATAATACTCAAACGGGTCCATCGGTCCCGGCCCCGAACCTTCGTCCATTAAAGCATCTGTTATTGTTTGTGCCCTTCTTGCCAGCGATTCCGGTGTACCGGGTGGACCCTCCATCCATGACGGAACCTCTTCAGGTGGACCGTGTTCAACCTGCCATTCCGCTTCCCATAACGGCTTGCCTTCAATATCATACCCACCCGGTTCGGGTATACCTAAAAACTCATCTGCCTCTTGTTGGGTAGGTGTACCGGGTGGACCCTCCAACTTGGAGATTTGGTCAGGATCAAATACAACCCAAGAAGCCTGCTCTGGTAAACCTTCCAAATAACGCATAGTGCCATCAGGCGCACGAGATGGACCCATAAATGCTTCTCGAATATGAAGACCGTCATATCCAAAACTCTTTAACCACTCTCTTGTTATCTCATCACCACGGGTACCAACACCGGACGGATTCCCGGCAACCTCACCACCAGTCAATTCTGAATACAGTTGATGCTGTTCATCCGTCAAAAAATCAAGGTTTGGCGCAATAGATCCACTAATGTATTCATTTGAACGCGCATATTGCGGATAGTCACGCTCCATTATCCGACGACGCTGTGCCCGGTTTACTTCAGATCTCCAATTTTCCAAAAAAGTTCGTTCATATATATCAGCCAGAAGTCGGCTTGCCGGATCAGCCGCATCCGAAATAGGAGGCAATCCTTCTGCTACTCGGTAAGCCTGATAACTTTCTTCATACAAATCATCCAAACCTAATTCAGATATATAGGCACGAGTACGTAAATCTTTTGTATCACGAAGGTCAGGAACTTCAAGTGGATTCTCCAGTCGAAGACGCCGTTCCATAATATTCGGACCTATAAATTCAGCACTTTCTGAACTTGTTGAAAAATGAAATCCTAAACCAGAATCAGGATTAGGAGTATTACTGCCCCATGTGCCGGGATCTAATAGATCACCGCCATATTCAAAGTCTTCAAAGTCTGCTGATGTGCCATGATAATAAGGCGTACCGGGTGGGCCTTCCTGCGCCCCACCTCCCGGTCCACGCGACGGAGGCTCCGGTGGAACAACACCCCCCGCACCGGGAGGCTCCTCACCGGGATTCCTACGATGCCAATCCGCTAACTCATCAGCATCAGGCAAATTCGTAGTCGCATCAACCCCGTAGACATCTGCCTTTTCTATCTGATGCGGAGTCAAATCATGGGCAACATCAATATCTCTTCGCCACTGTGTATGCGCTTCGTAAAATGCGTCATACGTAGGATAATCCTGCGGCTTAGGTTCAGGCCCCTTCTTGGGATGCCTTGGAAGATCTGCACCTCCAGCCATAAACCGACCAGTTTCGTTATCCCAATTCGGAAGCATGTCCTGAAGATTGTTTCGTTCGACATAAGCCTTTACCGCTTTGTCTGCCGACTCAAACAAAGTCTCTTGTTGTAATGCTACAAGACGTTCTATAACCCGTTCAATCTCGTCTTCCGGTACGCCCGAATCGATAGCCTGTTGTCGAAAGTTCTCCACCGATTCTGTGGGATCAAACATCAATTCGATGGACTTTTCAACTAGATCATCATCCGACAAACCTGCCATACGTTCTGGACCATCTTCACGTATTCGAGCCAATACTTCAGGCTCCCTCAATTCAATCCTTAAATACTCCTCAATAAAGTTTTTTTGTTCATCTGCATTTAAAGAGTTAGCAAACCAACTCCTCACCGCTTGTCTTTCTGTAAACGCGCCTTCGGCAGTCGGCCAGTCCCCGTAATGCGTTCCCCAACGCGGCTCATCACCCAAGATCCTGTTGATAATAGTTTCTTCCAACTCCCAAATCGCAGCATCTCTATCAGCAGCCTCATTTATCTGCTCCTGCAAACGCGTAGTATCGATACCTTCGATAGTTGCCAACTCATCTAAATCGCTTTGAGACAACTGACCCAAGCGGGGAAATGGAAAAGTTTCCTCTCCCGTTTCAACAAATTCACGCCAAATCCTGACGGCTTCATCAAATCGTTCTCGTGTCCATCCTAGATCCTCTAGTAACATTTCTGCAAACTCATCCATATCTACATTAGGATTATCTATAGTAAATTGAAATGCGTCATCTAATTCACTTAGAATAAAGTAGCCGTCTTCAGTGAATAGCCAAGGATGGGTTTCTTCAAGTTCTATCATTCTTGAACTAAAGTCAGGTTCGGTAGGACGTACTTCAGGCGTACCGGGTGGACCCTCCAACCTGCGTGGAGGCGTACCAGTAACACCCAAATACTCTTCCACCTCCCTTATAAGATTACGCCCCTCCGCATGTTCACCAAGAGATCGCCCAAGATCATCGGCAATCTTATGGATAGCATCCCGTACTTCTGGGTCCAGATCCGACCACTCCAACAACTCAACAGTAGGATCAGGATTCAAGGCTGCAAGTTCCATGTCTAGGCGTTCCGCTTCACGGGCGACCTGATCTTCAATACGTTGAGGATCATTAGCCCATGCGGCTTTTGCCTGATCGAACTGATCGTCAGTCCATCCCAACTCATCCTTGACCTTCTGAATATCGTGTCCTGCCGGATTCTCAAATGCTCCTGCGCCTTCATACTGCTTACGGCCACTCCTATCGGTGTAATACATCCAATCTTCAGGTGTACCGGGTGGACCCTCCTGACGCATACCGCTACCAGTAAACGTAGGAGACTCATCAACAATCGCACCAAGATAATCATCAACAGCAATATGCGTACCTAACGCCTCATTCAAATCTTCATAAGACATACCGGGAAATGCTTCGGTATCGACACCCTCCATATCAAATCTGACCGTCGCATCCGCATCTCCCAATTCACGACCCAACAACTCACTAATAGCCTTATTCTCTTCAGAACCAAACCGGTGCAAAGGAGTACCCTCTGCAAACTCTCCGTGCGTAAAACGATCTTTCCGATACCACGACGGACCCTGTGGTCCACCGAATCCATCAAACGGCAACCACACACCCTCCATCTGACTATTAGTGCCGGTGGATCGGTAGAAAGGTTGAAGTGAACCATCTGCTTTTTGGACTACGACAAAAGGACGTTGAAGCGGTAGTCCTTCACCCATTGTTCCCTGAGTGCCCGGTCCTGCTGCTCCACCTATTTCTGAAATCTTCACCCCCTCCCCGATGTCGCGTGTAGGGGCAAGACGTTGATCACCTAAAAAAGTAGACGATTGGCGCGCACCGGTAGGCGTACCGGGTGGACCCCCCAAGCCAGCAGGTGGAGAATCTACGACAATAGGCCGCTGTGCACGTTGCTGCCATTCATCACGTATCGGCATCCTCGGTGTATGTGGAATACGATTACGCAGTTCTCTTCTTATCGTGTCACCTAATACCTTGTCCCCCACTTGATTACGGCCCTGTGCATAGAATCCGCGTGCCAAAGCAATACGCAACGGCCTGACAACTGCTCCACCAGTACCCAACGTAGCAATGTCAAGCAGATCCAAAGAAAACCACAAAGCGTCCTGCCAATTGTGGACACCAAGAACACGGTTCATCTGATCCCCGTAGGGATTCGGCCCGTAACCTTCTAGACGACGATCCGACGCATGAATCATCCAATCCTTTGCACTAGCAAGATATTCCTGCGCGTCATCGGTTCGACCAAGCATCGCTGATCCGGCAGCACTAAGAACCTTCCATGTCCCAACAGCCAAATCGATTCCCTTTTCAACCGGGTTCCACGAACTAGCCATGTGCGCCGCGTCATACTGGTTGGTCATTGGACCAGCAAGACTCCAAGCCCAATCAATACCCGCCTGCCCGTCACTAAGGGTAAGTGTCTGAGTTAAATCGTCATAAGACATATTGGCGTTCTGCTGCAACCATTGATCAACATGCGGCTGCATGTGTTCCTGAGGAATATCAAAATGATTCTCGTATGAAGCCTGCTCCATCGCAGCCGACTTGCCGTACCTCACAGCAGTAGCAAGCATGTCAGTTAACATCTCTTGCCGCTTCTTCTTTAACTCCTCCTGCTCTTTTGTAAGAAGATGCAAACGACTTGGCGAACTGGTATTCTTCGCAGCCAACGCAGCGGCCTCCGCATAACCGGGAGAAGTTACATCAGAAAGATTTGCTAAGTCCGTCATTCTGAAAGTTCTTCTTCAGAAGACTCCGCGAAACTACCCCTAACGACATCCCACAACTGACTAGCCACATCAAGACTGGGATCAATCTTCGTCGGCTTCAACGGCAAAACAATAAACGGAAGATCCTCATGCAAACTCTTCAAACCCTGCGTCGCCAACCAACGAGGAATATCCTTCTCAGGCATCTTCGGAGGCTCAATCAACCTGATCTGTTCCGCAATATTAGGATCATTGACAACATTGGCATACACAGAATCAGGGCCATGCTTCCCAGCCAACCGCTTCAACGCCTGCCGGATCTGATCAGGATTAGACATTACGTGTCCTCAAATAGCCGGGGCTAGACGCCACACGATTCAACTCGTTGACAATCTCCCGATAGTTATAACCCGCAATCCCGCCACCAATACCCGCCGAATCCACATAATCATCAGCAACCCGCTGCGCCGTGTTATCCGGCTGAAATATTGCTTGCTGAGTATTCGTCAACGCCCGCGACGACATCTCAATCAATTCACGTTGAGTAAAGTTACGGGTCATACCACGCGAAGAACCAATAGTATGCGTATACACATTCAACGCATTCACAAGATCATTCACATCCATACCCATAATGTCCTGTGCGCTACCCTCGTCACTAAGAAACTTCAACAAAGCAGCAACAGCGACATCCTGCTGCGCCTCGTTCACATCACGATTCTGCAAACCGGGATCATAGTTACGGCGCTGCGAACCACCAGCCTCCAACAACCGACGCTCATCCTCGGAAACAGCACCAACCATTGATGCGTAATCATAAAACTTTTCGGTTCGACCATCACCAATCATCAGCATCGATCCCCAATCATCGACACCATAGAACTCTCGTAACATATTCTCAGCCAATAACCGTTCCCTACGAGAACCACCCTGACCAAACAATTCTTCGCTCTGGCTTGGACTCAACTTCCCAAGTTCACGCGTCAAACCATGCTTCAACTGTTCTACCGCACCCGTTGGCAAATAACGACCAGTCGCAGTCAAATAGGTTTCAACACGCTTTTGAGCCTGACCGACAACTTGATCCTTCAAAACCTTGTCATCTGTAGTTTTCGGTTGCGTGTATGCAGCCCGTTGAGCAATCACTGAATCTAGAACACGGTCAGCACGAGGCGTACCATCCTTAGTAATTTCTATACCTTCTTTTTGAAGCACCGAACCCATATTGAATACTTCAACCTGCCATTGATGTGCCGCCGCCAAAGTAGGTGGCACACCGGTACTGTCATTGGTGAGTTGACCCCAAACTTCAGGGGGACGAGTCAGGTAACCCCACGAATACAATTCCTGCTGCCACATAACCAACTGTTCGGGCCGCGCATTTTCCAAAAATGGTAGAAGATTCAAATGCCCGATCTTTCCTCCAGAAGTCAGATCGTTCAAACTTTCGATAGTTCCATGTGCTGTCCCATCGAATGTCGTGATGATACCAATCGCGCTACCATCAGCATTATTGGGTAGCAACGCCATGTTGGGGCTTGTTGCTGCAATCTGATCGACGTAATCGTTGGCTGCGTCTTCTACTGATAGCCCGCCTCTACGTCCATGATCCGCAGCCACAGCATTTTTGATAGCGTCAACACTGTCAGCATTCTGAATAAAGTAATTTACTACAACTTCACGATGGTCTTCATTTCTCAAATCGTACAGTTTCATAGCACCAAGAACAGTTTCTTGTTCTTTCAAAGCATCATACAAAGATTGGCCGTTGGCAATCAACCTGATACCTTTTTTGCCTACCCAGTTTGTCATCTTGTCAAACGCTGCTTGTTCACTAATATCCTTATAGATAATCTGTTTCAATATATTAGGATCACCTTCTACCGCCTCAAGCAATTGCTCACTTGGCATATCTGATGTATCAAGAATGCCTTGCTGTTCACGGTATGCATCTAGATTGGTGCTTTCTTCTGGAAGATCTGGTGATTCATCAGAACCCAAATACTGTACTCCCTCGTAAGCACCTACAGCAGCAGCAGTAGCGCCCATTGCAGAAGTAGCAGGACCAAAGCGTAGACTTGCGGAAGCGTGGTCAGCGATCATTCCGGGAGTTTGGAATCCCGGTGCCGGTGTTCCTAGACCACTAGTAGTACGCCCAGAAGAAGGATTAGGTCTAAACCGACCACGAGCATCCCTGAACGGAGGACCACCTCCCACCCCCGGTATTGGACGACCGGGGGCAGCCCGCGCTACATCTCCGACCTCATCCGCACTTCCTATTAATCTGTCCAACCATTTGAATCCTTTTCCTACCAAGTTTTTTCCCCATTTAAGAGGATTTTTCGCCAAGCCAAATGCCGGAACAGGTATCCCCCAAATTGTCAGAGGCATCATTGCTTCTACACCGATATCAAACGGATCAGATGACGGCACATTGCCTTTCGTCACCAAAGACACGTAATCTCTGTAACCAGTCTGATGTACTGAAGGCAGATTCAAAAAGAATCCTTCCAGTTCCTCAGTAGACATCTCCGACATATCGATGGGAAAACCCTGCAACCTGAAATACTCTTCGGTAGCGTCCTCTACCGACTTCAGATACTCAATCTCTTCTTCTTCGGTCATCACGCCGCCCTCGTCAAAGCCGGTACATCAATCAACCCAGCCTCATACTTGGCGAGCCAACTGTCTGTAACCATAGGTAAGAAAACACTATAATACAATTCGTTCAACCACGGCTTCCCACGCACAAATTGTTGCAACAAACGCCAATACCGCTCCTTGATCTTATTGCGGTTACCCTGCACAGTCGAAGACTGCTGACCAGTCAAATTAGACAATTCGTCATCGAACGCGACAATAGCCGTCATCATCGCCAACACATCTTCACCACGTTCACTATCAGGAATCAGATTAGGTACAGAAATAAGTTGCCGCATCTCCTTCAATGTTTCATCACGACGATCCTGAGAAGTACCAGTCGTAATACGATGAGCGAACACCGGATGCTGTCTCTGGAAATCATTAAACCAAGCCTTGTACTGGCGATCAATCATCGTCGTATCTAGATCAGCGGCACGCATAGCATACTTTTCTGTTTGATAGGCAACCCGCGCCCTATGGTAAATAGGATAAGCGACGTTGTAATACAATATTTCCAAGAACTCTTCGCTGGTTCTTTCAGCAGACAACCCCATGTTCAACTGGCGTTGCTTCGCCTCTGCAACATATTCGTCATCTTCAACATCAAACTTGCGTGGCATGAAGAACGCTGAAGCCATCGGGAAATTCTGAATAAACTCCTCGTTACCCGCAAGCCACACGTTTGCTTCCTGCGTAGATTCCAACACCGCATACGGAACCTTTGAAGTTCGACCGGCACGGAACGGCGAGAACTCCATCGGATTGAATTCGCCTTCACGAGTCTGAATGTTCTTCATCCAAATGCTGTAAGCCTCTTCATACGGAACACCCGCATCGATAAGAGACTGGAATTCCTCATTCCATTCCCAATTCTCATGCAACATTAAATCAGCCATACTGCCTGTCGCCGGTCCAAAGAACCACGACAAACCCTGAAGCACCTGATACTGCATAGCCATAGAGTTGACACGATCCAAGAACTGTTCCTCAAACAACGCTGGATTCGACGCACTCGCAATATCTTGCTCTGAAGGAATCATGTCGTTCATAGCCATGAACCGCATCACATCCATCTTTGCCTTCGTTCGCGCAGCCCCACCATCAAAGCCAGCCAAACCGATAGGGCGAGCAATAATCGCTGGCATGACTGAAGACCAAATCGTTTCAACCAACGAACCCATCTGATCTTGAGTATTCAGAATTCGGCCACCAATAAGATTAGGTTTAAACATCTGCCGCAGCCCAGCATCCCTACCTGCTGCCCAGTTCATCGGCACCGCCAATATCGGGCCAACACCCGGTCGGCCTATCTGTTCCAGATCGTAACCGGGAACAACATTGATGTTCATAGCGATACCGCTGGCTGCCGGTCGTACAACCGTTTCTATCAACCCGCCAAAGATCTTGTTGACAATCGGGAAATCTTCAGCAATATCAAGAACGAACTGTGCGCCTACTTCAGTACCGGGAATAATGAGTTTCTTTTCTCCGAATTGATCTTCTTGAACAATTCCAGCATTGACGCCAGCGTTCATTGTCAAATGCAGATTACGAAGCATCAACGGATTGTGATTGAGGCTTCTCCCCAACCTTCGTAGAAACTGGTCTTCTGCAAACCAGAACGGAAGAGCAGTACCAACTATTGCTTGGAACTGTGACCGGATACGATGATCGTCAATGTATGCGCTAGTCAACGTCATAGCGCGCTGTAGTGCTACCCGACGATGTGCTTCAAACTTGTTCTTGGAACGAAGCGCCCAATCAAAGAACTCGTTGATAGCAGCCGGATTTTCTCTCCCAGCGATTCTTTCCAACGCAACCCACAGATTCTTTTGATCGCCAGACAGATTTCCCTCGTTTAAAACTTCTCTTACAAAGTTCCGAAAAGTACCGGGATTGCGAGATTCGATAGCGAACCCAACCTTGGAAATGAATTCGTCAGGACTCGCATGTGCGTGCTGCCAATCCGATTCAATAAACCCGATCAGATCATCAAAGACAAGTTGACCATCATCGTATGTCGCACCCGGCAACTTATCGATATTCTTGTACGCATCTGGCGCATGATCATAGATACGCCGCACTCCACGGGTCTGATCAACAGCAGTCAACAGATAGTGTTGGAACAACGGCTCTCTTACCATCGCTCCAATCATCGGGTTGACAACGCCATCGAACCAGTTGCGAAGAAGCGTGTTCCAACCAGAACTAATCTTTTCTCCAAGTTTGCCACCTTCTTCGGTGACTGGCAAAAAGGCAAGCAACCGGTCAGGTGCCTTATCCCACCATTGCCCCCTATTAGCATGTTCATGGATTAGTTCATTACTTATATCTTTGGTACGCATCCCAGTTCTGGTTCTGGTTGCGTCAGCCAAACGCACCTCCCTTATCCAAGGATGAAATATTTCAGTAGCCTGTCCTTCTCTTGTGCGGATACCAGAAGTCAACAACTCGTCTATTTCAACAGCGTTGATGAGAGCAAGTTCTTCAGCAGCGTTATGCAGGTCATTGTGTAGAACAATCTGTTCATCAATTGTTACCCACTTCTCATCATCAAACCATGAATGAAAACGCTCGTCGCCGTCACGTAGAACAGCCGTTCGACCATCATCTTTATGGCGGTAAACCTTTACCCTGCGTGTCGTCGGTTCACCATTCAATATCCTGACCGGCATCAACCCGTCAGGTCGCGGCATGAGCATTTCGCCAGCCATACCAAACGAAGTTTCATACTTCAAACCATGCGGCAAATCTGTAGCATTCAAGACTCCACGATCACCCAAACCATAGAAGTTGTTGGCATAATCGAATGGCACAGTTGCAAGATCTTCATGGTTCGTAGTCGAAGAAACACCGGCCCTTACCTGAGTGATCGACGGGCCATTGAGTTTCGAACGACCGGCCTTTGCAGCACCCGGCTGATTGAATAAGAATTCGCTGTTCACATCGATAGCGCCGATTCGTCCCCGTTCAGAAAACGCAGCCAGCCCCTTTGGTTGCAGGAAGTCATGTACGGCTCTGGAAACGGCAGCAGCCACACCATCATTTGTGCTGACAGACAACAACGGAAAGTCTGTACGTCCTGCATCCGACCAAGAAGCACCGAGTATCTGGTAGAAACTCGCTGTGCTGTGTGGGCTATCAGGTCGCAGACCCGGCTGTAGCAGCAACGCAACCTTGCGTGCATCATCTTCAGTTTTACCAATCGTTGCAAATTCTCGTGTTAGAACACGAATGAAGTCTTCTGCGAATTGGCCGCGCCCACCAGAAAGCGTAGTCACAAGCGCATCTAGTTGCGACAATGAAATCATTGGAACGAACAATCGGGTTGCTCCCGGCGGCAAAGGCTCAGTAATACCACCTAAAGCATCAAACCCGACATTGGAACGATGCGTTGAACGAATCAACTGTTGACCCATCGGAGTCAACATTTCATTGACGAACGCCTGCTTTGCCTGCTGTCTGACAAGCGCCCAGTTGTTACTCAATTTAGATATATCGATATCGTTGAAAAGGAACATGATGATATTCGGATTTTGTCCAACACCCGGTGAGGGTTCAAAGAATTTTCTAAACGCAGGTTGTAGTTCTTCTGGCGCACGTTCTATAAATTCTTCAATCACAGCGATCTTCATGGCTAGATCATCAGCCTGACTTTCAGTAGCGATCCGTGCCGCATTTGGAATATCCATAGCATCTTCCAGCCTCCTCATCACCCCCTCATACCGAGGCTTACGTAGAAAGTTCAATACAACCGCAGAAGCAAATTCGTTATCGGCAACAGGCAAACCAAGTGCAGTAGCGAACTCTTGGAATACAATTTCCTGTTGAGGTGACACGTAATGAACAACTTCATCCAAATATTTGATATGGGCTGGATTCTCAGCCATGTAACTCAAATGCTGAGTAACCGCGATACTCTTATCGCTCGCATACATATCGCTACCCGACTTGGTAGATACCCATTCTGGTACCGCTGCACCATAATTCATCGGAAGTTTCAAAGTTGGATTCGTAACAGCACCAAATCCTGACTGCTGCAATACCGAATCCACATTGTTCTTAGAGAAATTCAGATAGTTGTCAAACGTACCGAGAATATCTCTCATTTGAGAATCAAGAATCGTAGGATCAGTCAACGCCATTGCATAGACAGCAGCCCGCTCATCATGTCGGGTATCCCTCAAAACGGTTTTGCCAATCCATTTGGCAATA